ACGGTCGCCTCGCCTTCTACAGCATCGGTGAGGGGCTGACGCTCGCCTCGCTAGATAGCCGCGTCACGGACCTCTACAACGCCATCGGAGCCGCGATCCCGTGAACTGGCTAGACGCCTCCGCACACCTGGACGAACTGGCAACGCTCAACGCTGCCCACGACGACCGGCAGATTCAGCCGGTGGCAGGCACGGGCGGCACGTTTCTCGTCGGGGCCGACCTTCTCACCGACTGCGGCGACGGGTGCTACTGGCACGGCTATTGCGAGTGGCTGGAGAAACTCACGCCGACCGATGCGGTGCCGTTGCCGCCGGATGACGAACTGCGCTAGGCCCACAAGAGACGGCACTGCGCTAGGCACCTTAGAGACGGCTATACCCGTTTGGGTATGCGCTATCGCACCAGGAGAGCGAACGCTAGGTAGTTCGGCGCAAGTGCAGAGGTTTTGTATTTCGCGATAATTGCGTGACGGGCAATATTCCAGAAATAGGATGCCCGAAACATATCGAAAACGATACGCTTCGCGAACGATCTCAGATACAATCTGGGCGTTCTTGATTCTGGAATATGGAATGGCACACGCACTCCTGAAATTCGACCTGAGCGATCCCGACGACGCCCGCGAGCATCGGTACGCCCTCGCTGGCCGCGAGGCTCTGATCGCCCTAGAGGCGATTGAGCAGCACCTTCGCGGGAGGCTGAAGCACGGCGAGCCAACGGACGCCCGCAAGGAACTGGAAGAAATCCGCAGCACATTACCTTACGAATTGTTGCATCTTTTGGACTGACACTACACGCCGCAGAGAGAGACATTGATGGCGATACTCAACCATGACGATAGGGTGCGGGCGAAGGCGGCTCCTTGGGCGCACAGTGTTGAGATTGCAGCGTTTGGCAGGCTCAACGGCGGCGAGACGAAGATCGCCACCGTCCAGTGGGAGACGATTGCAGACAACGCCGAGATGAAGCCCCTCCTGACTATTCGGATGGAGCAGGCGCAGGTTCTCATGGACGACCTCTGGAACGCTGGCGTCAGGCCGACAGAAGGTGCAGGATCGGCCGGTGCCATGCGAGCGGCAGAGCATCACATTGCCGACCTCCGGCGAGTGGCGTTCAAGGCTCTTGGGATTGAATGACGCTACTGAAATCAGAGAGGGTCGCATGAAGCCAACGCCTATTGGGCGGTTCGTAGACACGCCATCCTACGAGGAGTTGCAGGAGGAGATTGCCCGCCTACGGCTCACCGACGAGGAGCGGGCGGCGATCCGAGAGGCGATGGACTGCGTTAAAATGGTCGGGCCTGAGCGGCTGTTTGTGGTGTTGCGAAGCCTACTGGAACGGACGCAGGTGCGCTCTTGAGCGAAGGGAGAGTCTGATGGGACTGACGACCAATGACATCATCGCCCATCGGGCGATGCTGGAGCGAGGAGACGAAAAGCAGCGAGCGGCAGACGCTGCGGCCCTTCGTGACCAGTTCGCAGCGGCTGCCTTGACTGGGATGCTCGGCGGTTACGACGACGTTCACGCTGGCGACTACTATCGCGAGCTGGTCTGCCGGGCGGCCTACGCATGGGCTGACGCCCTGCTCCGCGAGCGCGACCGCCCATAGTGCGCTATCGCGGCGAGAGACGGCTGCCACCCCCTCGCTCGCGACCGCCTGCCGTGCCATTCTGCTAGGGAACCAACACCCGGCTCCCGAGCAGGCCAATGGCGAGCAAACTTCGCGAAATAGCAGACGCCCTAGCGGTCAGCCTCGCAGCCGAGACGTGGTCGATTACCTCGACGACCGTCGAGCGAAAGAACTGGGTTCAGGTCGAGCCAGAGCAGATGCAAAACCCGGTCGTATACGTCGTGCCGGGCGGCTCGGAAGTGACCCGCATCGGGCGGGCTGACTGGCAGTCTGACGATTCGATCACGATCTACGTCGGTCGCCACGTTTCGAGCGACGAAGAGATCGACGATATGCACGACCTGGCTGACGAGCTCATGGTCTATATCCGCTCGACCGATCTCGCCAGCACATCGACCACGCCGCAAAACGTGTCGATTGAGATCAACCCAGACGACGCCCTCACGGAGCGGAACGTCTGGCGAGCGGTGATCGTGGCGACCTACCGCACGCTCTCTACGGACTGAAATGGCGAGCATCATTAGGGCGAGCCGAGCGTTTATCCGCCCCGGCATGATCGGCGGCAATCGCCGAGAGTTGTCGGCTGGCAGCCGGGCAGAGCTCGCCTTCCGAGTGAAGGTTCGCGGCAACTTCTTTGACCGCCCGAAGATTCGCCGCATGGTCGACGATATGACCTATCGGTCGCTCTACAACGCCGGGTACGCCGTGAAGCAGGCGGCAAAGAAGGGCATCGGCAATGCGGCCCCAAAGCAGACCAAGGCCGGAAACAAGGCTGTCGGCTCCGGGTCCGTCGTCGAGTTCCACGGCGGTCTCTACCGCGACCTGACCATGTTATCGAGCGGCAAGCCTCGTCCGCCTGGGAAGCCAGCGAAGTCGTGGGCTCCGAAGCGGTGGCTCTACTACAGCGTGGTCGACACGATGAATCGGGGAATGTTCGGGATGCCGACCGTCGTGATCGGCACGCAGCGCACGCCGTGGCTGTCTAGGCTCCACGAATTCGGCGGGACGCTCCAGTTGACCGCCTATCGAATTGGCGTCGGGGCGGCGCGGAACGCCTATCTGCGGCGATCTGCCGGGAGCAGCGGGGCAGGGCGTGACTCCAAGGGGCGGTTTACCAAGGGCGTGAGCCTCGGGCCGCAAAAGAACCAGTACGAATATGGCGCTCTGATGTGGGCCAACAAGCGGCCTAGGTTCAGCCGCAACTGGGAGCGGACGACCATAACCAAGGCTGCCCGCTACCCAGCCCGACCGTTTATGCAGGGGGCCGCCGGAGTTCAGAAGGCGGTCGCCAAGGCGAACGTGAAGTTTCGCAATATGCTGCGCCGGGCAGGCTAACACCCCCTACGGTCGCCGCCCTGCCGCTCCTAGTTTGAGCGTATCGCCGCACGCAGGCGACATCGCACACACAGGAGGGCAGAAATGTCCGGCTCTTTTACCATCGTCCTCGGCAAAGACGTGACGCTTACCGGCGTCACCGGGGCGCGCAGTTGCACCGTCTCGTCGTCTGCCAGCGAAATCGACACCACCACGCTCGGCGGGCTGACGCATCGTCGGTTTTCCAAGGGTCTGGCCGAGCAGACCATTGAGATCGAGTGCATCGACGCCCCCGGCTGCGAAGCCGGAGCCACGATCACCATCGGCGGCACCGAGACAGGCAACGCCTCGTACATCGTTACGAGCGTCGCCCAAGCCGAGCCAATCGACGGCATCGTCACCTACACCGTTTCCGGCACCCGCGCCCCAGCCACCTGATCACTAGGAGCCAATACACATGGCAGTCACCCTCGGCCGCAGCGGCACGCTTTCCGCGCCTTACGGCGGCAACATCATCAGCGTCACCAAGACCGTCGAGTCGGAGGCGGTCGACATCTCCAACCGCGCCAACACTTCGGCTGGCTACCGGGTCTCGCGGGCTGGCTTCAAGGCCGTGACCTGGGAGATCGAGTGCCACGATCCCGGCGCTGCGATGACGGACCTGCTGGACGCCAACGCCGACAACGGGGCCACCGTGACCAGCGTGACCGAGAACATCAGCGTCGACGGTGCCGTGACGTTTACGATCACGGTCAGGGGCGGAACCTGACCCGTGGCGATCACGCTGGGGAAGGACTGCTCGATCTCGTTGGGCGGCAACATCGCCAGCGCGCGGAGCGTCACCCTTACGGAGACGGCCCGCACGATCGACATTGAGGCGTTCGGGTCGCGGATGGTCGAGGTTTACAACACCGGCTACGACGCGACTGTTTCGGTTGAGTTGAACGACGCCAGCGACATCAGCTTCGACCTGCTCGAAAACGGCACGTCGATCACCGTGTCGGGCGGCTCTGGCAATTGGTCGTTCCCGGCGGTCGTGACAGGCATCTCGGAAACCTTTTCCGTTGACGGGGTCGCTACGTTTTCGGTGGAGTGCAAGATGACCCGCACAGGACTGAGGTAGCCAATGCGTGAGTTCAAAGATGACGAAGGTCGCCCGTGGCGTCTGGCGTTGACCGTAGCGTCGGCGCTCCGCGTCAAGGACATGGTGTCGGTCGACGTAACCGACGAGGACGGCACCAGGCGGACGGTGCCGTTTGACTTGGTCGACGCCGCCTCGATCTCGCAGACGTTCCAGGTGCTTCGCACCCAGTACGCGAAGATCGGCGAGACGCTCTACGCGATCCTTGTGAAGCAGGTCGCAGAGAAGGGGCTCGACAAGGAAGCCTTCCTCGAAGGTCTGCGGGGCGATGCTCTCGACGCGGGCGTCAAAGCGTTGGAGGCCGAGCTTGTCGATTTTTTCCCGCCGCGCCTCCGCAAGATGATCGCGCTTCTCGCCGCCAAGATGGACGAAGTGGCGAACGAGATGCTCGGCAAAGCGGAGGCGGGTCTGGAAGCCGCGAGCGCGGAGACGCTGATCGCACAGTCTGGGACACCATCTGGGAAGCCGCCGGAATCCTCGGAGTCCACCCCGGCAAGTGGACCCTCCGACAACTCCTCCTCGCTAGAGACAGCCGCTTAGAGCATCAGTGGTGGCATACCGCCAACCTCATCGCCCAACAAGCCAACATTCACAGAGACAAGCACAGCCCGAAGGCAGACCCCCGAAAGTTCAACCCGTTCGCCAAGAAGACGAAGCCCAAGGCGCGGGAGGCAACTCCCGAGGATCTTGAGCGGCTCTTCGGCAAAGACTGGGCCAAATACGCATGAGCAACGCTGGAGCAATCAAAGGCGGCGGCGTATTCGTCGAGATCGGGGCTGACCCTCGCAAGTTCTT